ATTTTTCATTTAGGTTTATGTGTTGGGCCTCCGCCATTTGATTCGATGCGCAAAGCGTTTTTAGCAAACTCAACCGCTTATATTGAACTCAGTACAGGAGAGCAGGATGTAAACCAAAAGGCTATTAATATGGCAAATGCTTTTAAGCCTGATATTGTATTTATGCAGATTCAGGCTCAGAATATCATCCATATTGAAACAGTCAAAGAGTTAAAAAAAACAGGCGCATTTGTTATTAATTGGAATGGCGATATTAGAGATAAAACTCCGCAATGGATGATTGATATGGCGCCTTATATTGATAGGACTTTATTTAGCAATCTAAGAGATGCGGGAAATGTTCAGAATGGGGGGTATTTAGAGATAGGATACGATCCTGAAATTTTCAGTCCATTAGGGGATAGTTTGCCAATGCCTGAGATTGCATTTTTTGGTAATAATTACGGATCAGCTAAATTCCCATTATCAAGAATGAGAATCCAAATGCATAACTTGTTGCATAGGCATTTTAAAGGTCGCTACGGAGTTTATGGCAATAACTGGACAAATGGTTCGGGTAACTTTAATCATAGTCAGGCAGAGGAGGCTAAGGCGTACAGAGGCATAAAGATTGGGATTAACCTGAGCCATTTTGATGAGCCTAAGTATTCAAGTGATAGGATTTTAAGAATAATGGGTTCTGGGGTTTTATGTTTAGCCAGAGAATATGAAGAGATGCCATTTGTAGATTTGGTTCATTTAAGAATGTGGCAAAAATTTACTGATTTAATCCACCTGATTGAATATTATTTAAAGCATGATGATGAACGCCAAAAAATAGCTATGCAAGGCGAAAGATTCGTAAAAGAAAATTATACATTTGATGTAATGATTAAAAACATAATAAAGGAATATGAGTAATTATAAAGTTTTAGGATTTATGACAATTCATTATGCAGGGGACTATCTAAAAGAGTCTTTGCTATCAGTTGTAAATCATGTTGATAAAATGGTAATTGCATATTCTAAATATGGCAGTCAAGGACACCAAACCAATGCGCAATGCCCAGATAGTGAAGAGGATATATTTGCAATTTGCAAACAGGTATTAGGGGATAAAATGATTTGGGATCGCAAGGATAGTTATGGCGCGGAGTGGGAACACAGAAACGTAAAGCATAAATACTCGGATGGGTATGATTTGGTATTAACAGTTGATTCAGATGAGGTTTACAAGTCTGAGGAATTAGATGCAAGTTTTGATTATGCATTTAGTAATGAGGAGAGATATTATGGAATTGATGGATTTATAAACTTTTGGAGATCGTTTAACCATGTTTGTTTAGATGGATTTAGACCAATTAGATTAGAGAATATGCATAGGTTTAACACGTTCCAAAACCTTAATTTAAAACAAACCATTTATCATTTCAGTACGTGCCAGCCAGAGGCTATTATGAGATACAAATATTTGGTCTTTGGGCATGCAAGTGAGATTAAAAAGAATTGGTTAAATGATACATTTTACGGATGGTCGCCAGATAACGAAATTAAGGACTTACACTGTGTTTCTTACAATTTATGGAATGCAGTACCATTTGATAAAAACGAACTGCCTGAGAGCCTTAAAATGCATAAGAATTTTAATAAGCAATTAGTATGACAGATATGGATTACGCAAAGGAAATCAGAAAGCAATTAAACATTCTAAACGAGTTAATTAAAGAGGCTGAGGATAGTGGTTTAGATATTGTAGTTTGGCAGTATGGTAAGCATGCAGAACATGAATTACAGGCTAAGATTACTAAAACTGTTGAGTTATGAAAGTAGCTGCAATAATAATTGATGATCGGGATAAGGTTGCGCAAAAAGCAATTAAAGAGCATAAACAATATTTGCCTAATGATTGGGAAATAATACACATGACACCGCCTTATGAGGGCGGGATTTATTCTTTGCGGTCCGCCTCTGATTATAATCGTGTTTTAACTAATCCATCATTTTGGAGAGGTTGCACGTTTGATAGGGTTTTAGTTTTTCAGCATGATTCAGGATTACTCAGAGATGGGATTGAGGAGTTTTTAAAGTGGGATTTTATAGGGTCATGGATTGATCACATACCAGGATGCATGAATGGCGGGTTAAGTATTCGCAATCCTAAACTAATGCATGAGATTTGTGTTAATACACCATATAAAGGAATGGCATTAGATGCAAATGAGGATATTTTCTTTTGCAATGAGATGCGCAAATTAGGCATTGAGATGCCAGATAAAGAAACGTGCAATAAGTTTGCAGTTGAAACCGAGTTTGCTCTGGGTTCCGTTGGCTATCATGCCATAAATAAGTATCATAAAAATTACAAATTAATATTAAATCAATATGAGAATAGTTAGGTTTTTGTTTACTTTAATTGGCTGGTCAATATGTTTATTGGCTTTTAGCTTTTTAGTATTGGCGGTTTTAGCATTGGTTAAATTTATATGGTAAATCTTTACACATCGTTTTATCAGGATAAGGATGCAAAGAGGCAAAAGGAGTTATTATACTGCCTAAATAAAAACATTGCAAATCCGTTAATTGATAATATCTTTTTAATAGTTGAGGGCGATGTAAAATTACCTAAATCAGATAAGCTGATAATTGTTAATGCTGAAAGGCCGACATATCGCAATTTCTTTGATTTGGTTAATGATACAGTTACATCGGTAAATGATATTTCAATCATTGCTAATACTGATATTTATTTTAATGAAACCTTAGCCAAAATAGATATACATGAAAGGCAATGCATAGCTTTGAGCAGATGGGATAAAAAGAAAGATGGATTAAGGTTGCACAATGAAAGGTTCAGCCAAGATAGTTGGATTTTTAAAGGTAAATTGCGAAATGTTCGGTTTTGTGATTTTTATCTGGGCATTCCTGGTTGTGATAATCGCATTGCATACGAATTAAACAGGGCAGGTTATAGGATGTTTAATCCAGCTACTAAAATACAATCAATCCATTATCATCAATCCGATTTGCATAATTACGATGGATCAACTCCAAAGATTCCTAAACCTTATTTATTTATCAATATAATATGAAAATTCTATTAAGTCCAGGAATATATTTGCCTCATCAAAGGGCAGGCTCAGAAATTTGTTTGCATCGTATTTGCCAGTATTTGATTAGCAAAGGGCATGAGGTTAAGGCAATTACAAGGTATCCGATTGATTACAGTTATGAGGGCATAGATATTTATGCGCAGACTAAAGACTATAAAACATGTCACAATAATTTATGGAATTGGGCCGACTTAGTATTTTGTCAATTGTCAGGTACTTATTATGCAATGAACAAACAGAGGATCAGTCCTAAAAAAATCATAAACTTTACTCATAACAATGCAGGCTATCCGCAGGTAGATATTAGAAAGAATGTATTTACTGTTTACAATACGGACCAAGCTAAAAAAGAGTTAAATTATAATCAGGAAACCTATGTTTTGCATCCGCCTGTAAATTATAGAGATTATGCAGATGTTGATACAAGCAAAGCGGAATACATTACTTTGATAAACCATAACGAAAACAAGGGCGGAAAAATACTAATTGAGATTGCAAAGCGATTACCGAACCATAAATTTTTAGCGGTGCAAGGCGGTTACTATTTACAGATAGCTGATCCAAAGGTTAGAAATATTAAATACGTTGGTATAACAGAGGATATACGGAAATATTTGGCAATGACTAAGTTGTTAATTGCACCAAGCGAGTATGATAGTTATGGTATGGCGCAGGTTGAGGCTTTATGCTGCGATATTCCTGTAATAGCATCAGACATACCAGGATTTAGAGAAAGTCTTGCAGATAGCGCCATTTACGTTAATAGGAATGATGTTGATGCATGGGTTGAGGCGATTAAAAATAGTAAGCAATTATTTAAGGATAAAAAGCCATTACAGAGAGCAAAGGAATTGGATCCAATTAAGGATTTAGCCAAGTTTGAAAAATGGTTAGTAAAAATTAGTAAATTAGCAACAAAATAATGGAAAGCAAAACAGTAAAGGATAAGCCTTTTAAAAGCAAAAAAGAGTATGGATCAGTTAAACGTAGTAAGCCTGTCGCAAGCAAAGTTGTGGCTGAGGTTGGATTTGGATTACGAGTTCGAGGATGGATTAATAACTGCATTGATAAAATCTGCGGTTAATCAGGTTGAGCAATATACTTTGCAAGTATTATGGCAAAGATCAATTACTGAAATCACAGACATAACAGGAAATTTACGATTGTTTAATTATCCTATCATTTCGGTTGAGGAGGTTTATGATAAAAACTTTGATGATTTAAATTTTGAGATAGTAGATACTCAGTATTATTCAGATGTAATTACTAATAGAGCAGGCTTTAATACTGTAACCTATGTAGCTGGTTATGATTGGAATTATGATGGAGGTTCTGATGTGCCAGATGATATTGAAACTGCAATTAAAGAATTAATTACTTTTCTATACGAAAATAGAGATAATCCAACTGAGGATATGCCAAAGGTAGTTACTTATTTACTGGCGCCATACAGGCGTATAACTTTATTTTAATATGAATCCGGGCAAATTAGACAGGCGTATTACGTTTGGGGAATTTCTAAGCGTAGAAAATGAGTTTCAGGATTACGTTATAACCTTCGTTCCAATTTTGGTAACGTGGGCCAATGTAAAGCCATTTGATGGATCCAGACAGTTAGAAGCTGGAGAACAGGTCATAAATCAAACGTATAGATTTACAACACGATACAGGAGAGATTTTGCGCCTACAAAGGACATGCGGATCGAATATGAGGGTAATTATTATACAATCCATTCAGTTAGGGATTTAGATGATCGCAGGCGTTTTAACGAGATATTAGGCAGAGTAACAGATGAAAACTCAAAAGATTGATATTAGTAGATTGTTAAAGCAAATTGATGGGTTTGGAGTGGATGCTCAAAGGCAAGCAGTATCTATAACTAATGAAACTGTTAATAATATGGTAACAGATGCAAAACTAAAGGCTCCTGTTGATATGGGGCAATTAAGGTCATCAATAGGTAAAACAACTGCAAGAGTTGGTTATAATAAATCAATTTTTTTTTCTAATGCGCCTTATTCAGCTTATGTTGAATTTGGTACTGGTGGGCCTACTATAATTCCAAAAGGATTTGATTATTTAGCATCTCCATTTAAGGGTAAAGGCATTAGAAAAAGAGATTACGGTCCAAAGCCGTTTTTTATTCCTGCCTATCTACAAAACATACCTATTTATCAGAAAAGATTAAAAACTGCATTGGACAGAGAAGCCAAAAAATATAATGCGAAAAAATAATTATATTTGACGTAATGAAAGATCCTAATTTATCTGTGCTAAATGCTTACAAAGATGCCTTATCTAATTTAATAGTTGGGGATCTGGATATACCTGTTTATAGCAAGTCAGCACCGCTAAAGAATGTACCAAAAAAATATGTAATTTTGTCAAGCCAGACAAAGGCGCAAAACAAAACAAAGTGCAATTATTGGTATGAATGCACAATTACAGTGCAAATTGTAACAAGGTATCCAAACGGAGCAGGAGATTTAAGTTTTGCGATGGTAATTGGAGAGGAGATAGCAGAGATAATACAGGTTGATGGAATTAATTTAGTTGATTTCCATAATGTTGAAACGATGCAAAATCTAAGTACAGAGGTAATTTTGGAAACAGATACGGAAAACGTATTTCAATATATATTAATTTTTAATCATAAACTAAACATAAACTAAAATGGCAGAAGAGCAATTTTATTCAGGCAGTTTATTCATGTTGTACATTCGCAATTCAGGAACCTGGAAGCCAGTAGCATGTTTAACATCAAACGGTATCTCAGAAAGTTGGGATTTTGCCGAAACAGTAACAAAATGTGATCCAGGAGTAACGCGTAGAAAGCCTACAACTTACTCATATGAGATTCCATTTGAAGGAGTATTTACTGATACAAGCGGTGCGGGTGGAGATACTGCAAAAGCATCATGGGATACAATTAAGAATATAGCAAGAGCAAAAACCCTAACTGAGTATCAAATCGCTTTGCTTAGAACTGATGGAACAGAGGAGCCTAATTTTGCACCACAGTATGGAGCAGCTTATTTCTCATCATTAGATATTACAGGTGCTGAGGGAGAGTTTATTACATTCTCAGGTACTTTATTAGGAGATGGCGACATTTCAGAAACTGATCCTTATCCTGGTTACTAATTTATGGAGGGCCATTTAACCTACAAAATAGGAGATGAGAATAAACAGTTTTTCTTTGGTAATTACGCCTTAGAGCAAACATTAACTCATTTCGATGCATCTGTATCAGATTTATCCGATTTATTGGGAAAACAGTTACTTCCTTTTATGAGGATGTTTATGTATCATGCAGCAGCTTATCCTATTATAAAAAAGGGCGAAGTTGTAGATTTTACTCCTTTTGATATTCATGATTGGATTGATAAAGCGGGCGGATCAGGCGGAGATTTGGTCATGGTTGTATCAAAGGAGATATTCAGAGTTTTAGGTTTAAATACCGAAAGCAATGAGCAAGAACAAAAAAAAAGCGAAGTGAAAAGCTAAATTGGAATAAGGATGTTTTAACTTTTGCATTTGGCGAACTCGGTTTAATGCCTGATGACTTTTATGCCCTGACATGGAATCAATATATATTGAAATGTCAGGGTTTTTTTAATAGAGAAAAAAAGGAATGGGAACGGATAGGATGGGCTACATGGAATGGCATGAGAGTTCACGTTAATAAAGGAATGCCTACTTATAAAAAATTCATGTCATTTATTTACCAAGATGAGGAGATTAAAGACATGGATAAAATAAAGGAGCAAATGAATAAAGCAATGATTAAATATCTGGCAAATGCAAGGAATTGAAATCCCAATTGGGGCGCCATTAGGGCAGTTAGACAAAGATTTAAAAGGTGCAAGCAATAAGTTAAAAGGTTTTGCGGCCGAAGGAAATAAGAGTGTAAGTAATTTTGCTACAAGTGCAAACTCTGCATTTAAGTCAGTTGCTTTAAGTTTAGGCGGTGCGCTAAGTGTTGGAGCATTTGTAGGTTTTGGGCAGGAGGTTTTAAAAGTAACCGCAGAGTTTGAAAAGTTAGGCGCAGTGCTGGGAAATACTTTAGGATCTAATGCATTAGCTAAGTTAAAACTAAAAGAGATTGAGGAATTTGCTGCTAAAACACCTTTTGGAGTTCAGGAATTAACGGACTCATTTGTTAAGTTAGCTAATCAAGGATTTAAGCCTACTGGAGCAGAAATGCGGAGTTTAGGAGATTTAGCAGCCAGTACAGGTAAATCATTTAATCAATTAGCTGAGGCCATATTAGATGCACAAACAGGAGAGTTTGAAAGATTAAAGGAGTTTGGTATTAGGGCAAAGGATGCAGGGGATAAGGTAATTTTTACATTTAAAGGAGTGCAGACCACAGTTGAGAAATCATCTGAGGCAATCCGTAATTATGTAACATCTTTAGGGAATGCAGAGGGTGTATCTGGATCAATGGCAGTAATATCTGAAACCTTAACAGGAAAGATTTCCAATTTAGGGGATAGTTGGGATCAGATGCTGGTATCAGTTGGAGGCAATACATCAGGCGTATTTTCTGGAGTTATAGATATTATAAGTGAGGCAATTAATGAGATAACTCAATTTAATAAAGAGTTAAATATTGCATCAAAGTTTAAAATTGAAGGATCATTTTTTACTGGATTAGTTAAGGCAGCAGGAAAGATTTCAGGAGTACCATCATTAGGGGCATTAGTATCTAAAAAGGATATTGATGTTTCTGCGATTATGGCAGTTGAGAAAGGAGTTAATAATGTTGTACAAACCACAGTTCAGGGAGCAAAGAGTGCAAATGATTTTTCAGCTGCAATTGCTAAATTAAAAGGCGAAGGAGATAAATTATTAAAAGGTGGTGCTGATAAAAACGTAAAGACCGCATTTAAAACAATATATGAGGATGGAATAAAGGCATTAAGAGATGCCAGAACTGCATTAGAAAGAGAAGCTGCAAAACCTATTGCCGCCAATTTTGGAACAGGTAAAAAAGGAAAGGCAGCTGAGTTTAAAAGAGAAGAGCAATTTACTGCAAAGTCAAGCATTAACGAATTAGATTTATTTGTTGAAAAATATAGAGCAACAGAGGCTCAATTAAACAAAACTCCATTAGTACCATTTCCAAAATTAAAAGAAAAATTAGCCGCAGTAAATACTGTACTATTAGAATTTAATCAATCGGCAAATGATATAATTACATCTAATTTAGCAAGCACATTTGCAGGTATCGGAGATGCGATTGGAACCGCAATAGCAAATGGAACCAGTATAGCTGGCGCATTAGGTCAGACTTTATTAAGTAGTTTGGGTAGTGTTTTAGGGCAATTAGGCCAGATGGCAATTGCAACAGGTGTTGCCATATTAGGTATTAAATTATCATTAAAATCACTAAATCCAGTCGCAGCAATTGCGGGCGGGGTTGCTTTATTGGCTTTATCTGGTTATGTTAAAGGCAGAGCAAGCAAAATGGGCGGAGGTATGGGCGGCGGATCAGCTGGCGGAGGTGGTAATTTATCAGCACCAACACCACAGTCAAGCGCAGCAATCAGTACAAGCGCAGCGGGATCATCTCAGGATTTTGCAGGTGGTCGGGTTGTATTTGAGATTTCAGGTACTAACTTAATAGGAGTATTAAACAGAGCAGGTGCAAAATTAACGAGATTTGGATAATGGCATATTTTGAAAAATACTTTTTTACGTTTTACGCGGATAGGGATACAAGGATAGTTGATGGCGTGCCTGATGAGTATCTATGCAATATTTTGCAGTTAGATTATGCAGGGGAACCAATTGAAATTCAGGCCCAACAAAATCCGATACAGATTAACTATCAGAATACATCTAATTTAAAACTCGATCCAATAATGGGGTCTGAGTGTACGTTAAATTTAATAGCTACTGAGGATTTCCAATTAGAGCAATTATACACCGAGAATGAAAGAGAGTTTATGGTCCAAGTGTATAAAAACACCGATTTAATCTGGACTGGGTTTATAATTCCTGATGGATGTCAAGAGGCTTTCACATTTGCGCCTTATCCTATTTCATTAAATGCAGTCGATGGGTTAGGATTGTTAAAAAACCTATCCTATGTACAAAACGATGGAAATTTTTATTTAGGCAAACAATCTTTTATTGAGGTAATTAATGCCTGTCTAATTCGTTTAGATGCTCCAAGTTTAGTTTTAAATACTTGTGTAAATATTTACGATGTAACAATGACTCAGGGCGATGCATTCGATCCATTGGCTCAAAGTTTTGTAAATAGTGAAAGATACTTTAAAGATGATCAATTTACACCAATGAATTGTGAGGAGGTCTTAAAATCTATTTTAGAGGAGTGGACCGCAGTTATGGTGCAAAGTGAGGGCGAATGGTATATTTTTAGGCCAACAGAATTGGCATTAACAGGCGATTTAGTTTTTAGAAAATATTTAGATGGGCAAAGGGTTTACGATCAGCCAACATTTACTGCGGATTTAGATACTTTATTAGGCGGTGAAAGTGAGGGCATAATTGATGCGCCATATTTCCATATCAATACGGACCAAATGAAAATGATTGATAAGCCATACAAAAATGCCTCAATGTCTTATAAATACGGACAGTTAGCAAATATTTTAGATAATCCAACATTATTTGGTGCTTTTGTTGATGGTCCAGGCGATCCATTAGGTCCCAGAGATGATGTAACCATACCTGACTGGACTAAATACGGAACAGTTTATAATGGTTTGTATCCAGGAGGCGGGGTTGTATTTTACAAGGTTACTGGCTTTAATAATGCTAATTACTTTGAGAATGACAGGCATTTTGTAGTGATTGAGGGTACTGAGTTAAGATTAGATTTAAACTACATTAGCATTCCTATAAATACTACAACCGATATGATTTTTGGTATGGAGTTATTTGATGGAACGGATACTTGGTATTTGCAGCCTCAACAGGATGGAATATTCCAGTGGAGAAAAGATCCTTTATTATTTGAATGGTTCCAAGTTAGATCTAATTTTGGCATATCATCTGATTTTATCATTACTGCGCCTACTCCATTAGGCGGAACAATTACTTTTAAGATTTATCCGCCTGATAATACATCTGGTGATATTGTTTATACAAATATTACGTTAAGAGAACAAGTTGGGGATGGCGATCCGATTGGAGAAATTCACACCGCTACGCAAACAGGAAAGTTTACATTTGTTCCGCCTACTGTTGATGTATTTAATGGAGATAGTCCGACTGAAATGTACACAGGAGCCATTTATGGTGCTGATGAGATTACATTAACAAGCGAATGGAACCGTAGGGGATTGCCTGAGTCTGTTTTGGCTTTGCCTTATTCAATTAGTAAGGAGTTTTTAAGAATAGCAGTTGAGGAAAAACAAAGGCTTTATGCTGGTCCTTATGTACAATTTGAGGGGTCTATATTTGGATATTTTAATCCGCTAACAAGATGGAGCATTAATCTGATTGCAGGGCATTTTATGAATTTAAGTTTAACATACGATTTACAACCTAATGTTTGCAAAGCGGTTTTAGGCAGGATTATAAATGAGGAGATTGCAATGGATTATACATTAATTCCTGATTTTGGGGAAACTACAAAAGTAACTATCAAAGCAACATGATGTTATTTATAAATGATATGCCGGTAGGATGTTTGAGTAGTGTTAGCAGGTCTGAGCAGATTAGTTTTATTCCTACCTGCAAAACAAGTGAGAAAGGCGCACAGACTCAATTAGGTAGGCTATGGCAGTACTCAATTCCTATGGAGGGCGTTATGACTACGGATAATAGTATCATGTCGTGGACAGGCTTAAAAGCGCTTCAAAGGATTAAGATAAATTGGGAAATAGTTGGAGATGAGATTGAGGGCGGAGAAGGTTTTATTGAGAATTTAGAGTTAATCGGTCAGGTAGCTGATTTTATTACATTTAGCGCAACTATAACAGGATATGACTAATTTAATGCTTTATATTAATGATTTGCCAGTTGGTTGCTTATTAAGCAATGGATTGAGTGAGTCTATAAGTTTTATAAAAACCTGCAAAAGTACGCAAGAGATGGGCCAAAAACAGTTAGGTCAGTTGCATAGCTATTCAGTAAATTTTGAGGCTATCTACTCAGTTGATACAAGCGTAATTAGTTGGAATGAATTAAAAGATTTGGGCAGGTCCAGGCTATTGATGGATTGGCAGATGATAAATTTGGAAACGGATGAGGGCGATGCAGGAGAGGGGTTTTTAGAGAATTTGGAGATTACAGGAGTTAATGAGGATTTTGTTAAATTTGCGGGAACAATCACAGGTTATGGCCCAATAGTAGATGCAGGAGTTGAATATTTTGTTTGGGCGCAAAGTTCAGGCAATTATGTTGATAATGGCGGAGATGAGTATGTATTTGTAAATTAAGATAAGATATGCCAGTAATAAATGGAGTTTATACAAAAGATTTCCCAGCATTAGGCAGGGCGCCAATTGATACGGATATCATTCCGATTGCAGAGGTTGCAAATCAGATTACCTATAAAACAACAATAGGGGCAATATTCAATGCAAAGATATTTGGCACCACAGGGGCAATCCCAAAATTTACAAGTGCCAACACTTTGGGGGATTCAATTATCACAGAGTTAAGCGACAAAATCGGAGTTGATATTGCAACACCAAACAACAAGCTATCCATAAATTCTACGGATCCAGGATCAGGTTTAGATTTACAGATTGGCGCAACATCTTATGCAAGGTTTGGGATTATTAATCCAGGATTGCCAGGAGAGCCAGGAGTGGATAATGATTGTTTTATTGGTTCGACTATCAACAATGATTTTTTAATCCGTACAAATAATACAGAGGCATTAAGGATTGATACTGCTCAAAGGCTAAAAATTGCAAACATTCAAAATGCATTAGGAGATACAGATAAATTTTTAGTTTCTGAAGATGGAGTTGTTAAATATCGTACAGGCGCGGAGGTTTTAGCGGATATAGGTGCAGGGGTTGGTTCGGTTACTAGCGTAGGATTAACGATGCCAGCAGCTTTTGCGGTTGCTAATTCACCAATTACAAGCGCAGG